TTCCAAGGCCATGTCCCCAACTAACCCTGTAATAGGCATTCTGGCCCACATGGCGCCACCATGAACAGTATCTTCAGGTTCTCCTTCCGCCTCAACTCCCGTAAAAATTACTTGGAAACTTAAAGATCTGTTAGGTATGGTTGTAACAGCAATTGCCATGGCGTGTAAAAATTCTCCGTGATATTTTTCATGGTTATGTGTATATTCTTTTCTGACCCAACACTTAAAATAAGGAATATTACTTTGCAAATAAGCCATTTATAAGACCAAAGTTACAACTGTCGCGGTTAATTGAACAATAACTCCTGTTAAAATAGCCCAAATTCTAAAGTCTAACTTATCAATATCTTTCTTAATATGTTCTAAATGATTATTTTCAATTCTTTCAACTACTGTGTTTAAAACTGCAATTTTTTTATCTAATTCCTCAACGGTTACCGACATTTCCAACGTTTTCTTGCTTGGCGAAGACGACTGTTTGGATCGGCTGCTGCTTTTGGAAATTTTTTCATTTGACCCTTTGATCTTGCGCAAAACGACTTCCTCCTCTTAGCGTCTTTACTCCCGGCCTTTACTTTTCCTGTTACTGCGGTCTGTAATTTAGAACCGGGGTTTTTTCTTCTATAGGCTTTAACTCCTGCTTCAGTCATACCCGCACCCTTTTTTGTAGGGCGAAAGTTCTTCTTATTCCTTTTTGGCATTTTGTCTGCCATGTCAATCACGCATGAAAAATTGTAATCATATCAGCAACATCTAAGGTATATTTAATAACTAAACCATTATTAAATAAAACTCCTTCTGAAGGAATAGTTCTATCTATTACGGTGTTAGCCGTTCCAATTGTTCTTGATTTAAATAAAGTTGTTCCATCCTCTGGAGCACCATTTATAAACTCTACGTCTCCTGCGGTTCCACCTGACGTAATGGACATTCCTTTTAGTCTTACACGATTATCCCCGTTAACCGCTTGTGCACAGAGAGTTCCAGAACCAACAGTTATGTTAGCTGCATATTGTGCGGAGCATTCTACGGCGGTGACTGTCAAAAATAATTTAGTCCCCGCAACTGTTTCCGCAGAGCTTGTCGAAGTAATAACTTCTGTCATAGCGTCGCCAAAAACATCTGTTCCTGTAATAGTACAAGTTTTAGCATTATCTCCTGTGCCTGAAGTTGTTACGGTAACATTTCTAGCAGCCCCGCCTGCAAAAGTAGTCGCTGCCATTGTTGCTGATGTATCTGGTCTAGCTGCTGTAACTAACCTATCAGGATCAGCAGCATTTTCGTCATTTATGGTAAGTGCTTGTACGTCTGAAAGTCCCATATTAATCTCCTATTTTAAGAAGTGGGGCATAAGCCCCACCTGATTAATTATTGTAAATTCATGTAAACAAGCGAATATTCAGTATCTGCTCTGGCTGCCATAACTTCACCAATTTCCGTTAAGACGTTGTCTGTTGCGGGGGCTACACCACCGGCTGTACCTCCTGAACGCACCGCAATGTTTCCAACAACTAACGTACCAACGCTAAGAAGTGCTTGTGGACCTGATACAGTAAACCAACCATAATAACTAGCGGTCATATCAATAAGCGTTGCACCCATAATACAGCCTGTTTCAGTAGCAGGAGCTACGATGAGACCTGTATACGGATTTGCTATAAGCGACAGTTCTGAGCTTGTAGTTAACGCTGTTTTCAAAGGATCATACGTTGTTATAACGACAGAAGGATCAGCAGAGTGATCATGTGCAGGATTAGATTTTACCCGCATTGTTTGTCCCTCTCCGTTTGCGTCATTAACCCATAAATACCCATCAGCATATTGATTTAAAGTAAGATCCGTATCCCCCGCGGTTTCTACAGATATCGCAGTTTCTCCTGCTGCTGTCGTAGCCGTTGCAGTCATATTAGTATGATTGGCTATTACGGCTGCGTGTTGTACAAGTTTACCTGCGGTCACTGCTCCTGACCCCATTTGACCATAACGATAAATGTTGTTGCCATAATGCAGTTCTGAACCCAGTGGAAAAAGCTGTGTTGAACTTTCGGCATAAGGATTCACAGTGCCATACTGACTTCCGCCTTTACCAACAATTAAATCAGCAGGTCCATATCCTGTCGCAGCTGCATACTGCAAATGACCGCCGGCCGTATTTGTCATATTTCCTGAAGAGTTTACAACGAAACCATCTGTTATGGCTCCTGTTGAAGAATTTTTTGTAACAGATTTAAAACCTGCTTCGGACCGAATTGATCCTGAAAAAGTTGTATTACCCATATCAATCTCCTTGTCTTGGGTTAGTCAGTTGCACCATGCAACTGTCAAGGGAATAATCTTTTATACTATACTTAATACAAAAAAGAAAGGGGCGAAAACTCGCCCCCTTCATAAAAAGATGTAACAACTAATTAAGCTGCGCCGGGTGTACCGAACACAGATCTCCAGTCGCTAACGCCAAAGCTATATCTTTCCCGTGCTTTAAACCGCATATTTCCAGTGTCAAAATCACCTTCCATCGCTGTCTTAATAGGAGCACGATTAAAATATTTAAACCCATTTGGTGCATCTGTTTTGATAAAGAAAGCATCTGTATCTGTTAAGAAATGGTTTACTACCGCACCTTCTGGTAGCATTCCCATATTCTTAATAGCATTTGCATCGTTATCAGCAGTTGCTACCCTAAGATTTGAATTTAACACACGTTCTGCGATAAATTGCAATTCTTTTGGTATGATGAGTTTTGTGCCTCGTACAGCTATCTTCAAACCACGCTCATCAGTTAATCCTGCAATATCAATCAACATTTGCTCTAATGAAGTTTCATTAAGATCAGCTGCTGTAGAAAGAAGATTTCTCTGATTTCCTGTTATTGAAGGGTGTGCTGAAGAACATAAAGCTGCTCCATCACCAATAGCACTGCTAGTGCTAAAAGCGTTGTTAAGAATAGAAGCTGCCTTAATCTGCTTTGTTTGCGCCATAGATCGAGCTAACGCTTTTGTATAACGAGACGCCAATCTGTCATAAAGATTATCTTCAATCGCTTCTTCAGTAATTGAAAAAGCAAGAGCGATAGTCTCATGCGTGTATCTTGACGTAAAGGTTTCTTGCGCTGCGTCAAAGCTGATGGTTCCACCTTCATCTTTGGTTGGTGCAGTTCCAAAACCTGCAAGCATCACTTCCTCTTCAAAGGCTCTGTCCGAAGACTCTTCCTCAAAGATTTCCGCGTGTTCATTCTCGTATCGGTCATACTCAAGCCCGAAAAGGGCGTTAAGTCCGGGTTCTAACTCTTTCGCGAGTTGGGCTCTACTTATTGCCATGACTTACCCCCTTATATACCAGTTGTGGCAAAAGTGCCTACTGCTGCACCCATACCAGTATTGAAATGATGATTAAGTCTAACAATATACTGATGACCTAAAGCAGAGTAATCTGAATTTGCTTCGTCTTCAAAAAGACCAACTATACGAACATCTAAAGTTCCTGTAGTTGCTGCTGTACTAATGTCAAGTAAATCAGTGGATTGACCTGTATTGGTGCTTCCATTGTTTACACTTGCCATGTCACAGTTTGCAAAAACATCTGCTAAAGCCGTTGCACGATCAGTATTCGTGCCATCAGCTGCCACAACATAAAGCTGTGACGGATTATCGTAGACAAACGCTTTGATTGGAAAGTTAGTGTCAACACTAACGTTATTTGATCCCGGCCAGTAGTTTTTAAAAGTAGTTTTTTTCGTACCTGAATCTACGAACTCAACACCTGCAAAAACACCTAAGGGAGCAATAGCTTGATCAGAGATAATTATGGTTCCTGTGCTTGCAGGAACTACAATACCACCAGAATAAATCGCAGTGGTGTAGTCAGACGCGATCTCATACTTGGTTAAACCAGTTGAGTTCGGACCACTACCTGTAATTCCAATAGGACGTAGACCATAACCACCTGTAAGATTATTTGCCATTTCGGCCTCCTATTAAAAGGTTTTACTTTTGTGAACCTCCAAAGGTCACGCGAGATTGACGATCAGGTTTACTGATTGTCATGGTTGAATGAGCATTCTCACGCATCATATCCGAATCAACAGCTTGCATTTGATCTGCATTTCTACTTGAAAAATATGCAGTTCTCTCCTTTACTGTTTCATCAGGTATACGGGCAAGAATTAAACCACCTACTCCAAAAACACCTTCATATTTACCTGTGTCAACAACAGGGGCTTCGAAATTAGGGTATTCGTCCTTACGAACCAATTCCCAACCCTCTCTCATTTTCGCGCTGACGTTTTTAGTATCATCAAATCCACGGGTTTCTGCCCTAATCCAACGATGCTTAAAACCATCTGGTGCAGGTGGTGCTTCTAACATAGACGGGGGAGCCCACGGCTTACGCTGTGCCGTTTTTTCCCTAGTATTATTTGCACGGGGGCTTCGTTCAATAGAATTTTCTTTTTTGCTATCCATATCTTATCCCTTAACGTGTTTCGCGTATTCTTCTAGTGGCACACCCAATCTTCTAGCTATGTCAACTTGGGTCGGGGTGAGTCGAACCTTTTTACTACTATTGCGCCCAGTTGCGGAGCGTGACACAGAAGCTACAGTCTGAGCGGGTCTCTTGCTTCCTGCCCCGTTAGTTTTCACCTTATGCGGAAACTCTTCCGCAATACGGTTATCGAGTTCATCATAATACTCATCGCTCGTCGCGTCAAACCCTTCTTCTTCAACTAACTTTTTATGAATACCAAAAGCAGCAAAAGTCATTGCTTCATCTTGCCCAAACCAGTTGTTTTTACTGGCCCAGTCCTCTGCTTTAGGGTCTGGTTTTTTTACAACAGATTGTTGCACAGGTTGTTGCACAGCTTGCTGTGCATACTGTTTTGCTTGCTCCTGTTGTCTCTGTTGCTGTGCCTTTGCCTGATTCGCTCTGTCTGTTTCCACGGCTAATTGTGTGAACCGACGTTGTGCCTCCACGGCAGCGGAGGTATCTCCAAGCTCCATAGCTTGCTTCAATTGTTGTTCCGCCTCTTTCATTTGCGAATCAATTCGATTACTGTACTCCTGAACGTATGCTCCATCCAAATTACTTAACCTAGCCTTTAAATTGTCTGATTCGGTTTTAACATTTTGAGCATATCGCATAGCCTCTTCACGCTCACGTTCGGCTGTGCGCATTTTTTTGGTTAAGCGATCAATTCTTTTCTGTGTTGCACTTTCAGCTTTTTTGAATTGATCGTCAGAACCCTCCTCAACAACATCAACTTCGGGTGTATTTTCTGGTTCTTTTACCTCAACCTCTAATTCCATTTCTTCCTGTTTTTGTTCTTCAGCCATGGTATCTCCTAAAAATGCAGAATGTCTTCTGGGGCTAAAATTTTTGCTAAAATCTCATCGTCATTTAAAATGCGGACTTCTCCGCCATCTATTTTCAAACGAGAGCCTGAATATCGGGCAAATAATACCCAATCTTTTTCCTGACACCACGCACCGTCAGGGAATTTTTTTTCATCTTTATATGCTAAAGAACCAACTTTTAAAACATAACCTACTTGTGTGGAAACGTTTTGATCTTGTACAATCTGATCAGGTAAATAAATACCACCCTCTGTTTTACCTTTACCCCTGTAGGGTAAAATTAAAAGACGCCACCCTGTTGGATTAGGCATTCTCTCAAGTAGGGATTTATCTAATAAAGAGGGATCTAAAACCTTGTCCTCTGAGTTTACATATGCTGTTTTTAAACCTTCAACAGCTTCTTTCGCAACATTTAAATCTATTGTCTTTGTTTCAGACATCTATTTGCTCCTGTTTTTCTAGCAGGCTCTTGAGTTCCTGTTCGATAAAATTTGCAGTCTCAATACTTCCCATTAAAAATTTATAATGTTCCATATCCTTTACGTTACCAGAATTTAACGTTTCACTTATTATTTCCTTCCTTTGTTTAATAATTCTAAAAACCGCTTCAGAAAAATAAATCTCATCCATTCGTATATCACCACATTAACTCTTATCATGTCTTATACTAACTTTAAAGATTGTTCAAGGGTTTCTTGATTTCTTCGGGTCCACCCTTTTCCAAAAGTATCAAACGTGGACAAAGACTCATAAAACTCTTGTCTTATATTGCTGTATGCCCGAATGGTTTTTTCTAAACCATGATGCTCTATATATTCATCTAACGTTTTTAAAGTGTTAGGACCAATGCCCCCATCAGCCACAGTTCCAATCATTCTTTGTAACTTTTTTACCGCTCTACCCACACCGCTGTTAACGCTCCAATCCATTACGGCTAAATCCAACCCTGAGGGGAGTTGATCGCATTTTGCTCTAAGCCAATAATTCTTTTCATATATAGGAGCAACGTCTTCTTCCGTTAACTCTTTCATATCTTTAGTGCCACCCCATTCCTCATAAACTCTTTTGGTTACTCCAAAATTAGTCTCACCGCCGGGATCACGCGGGTGATTTACCCATCCGCCCTCATGGTGTAGAATAAGTTCAAGGCATTTTTGAAAGTTTTCTTTCATCTTTTTCTTTCTTTAAACACAAAAGACATATTTCTTTTACTTGTCTCCATTTTTGCACGGTGGTGTATACCCAATATACCTTGACCTCATTTCCACAAACAAAACATACATCTTTTTCAATTTTATTTATTAAAATGCTTTCTTACTTGGGATAACAACTCTTTTTTACTTTTACGACGGTCAAGCTCTATGTCGTGCAAACGCATCATAAACTCCAACTCCAACTTAGTCATGTTCTCATAATCTGGAACCACGTCGGGCTCTACCACAACCTCCACAGGCGCAACGGTTGTTACTGCACCATCAATAAGTGCTTGTGCCTCTTCTGCTGTATAAATTGTTGTTGAAAGAAGACCACCCCCCTTGTTCTTAACGTTGTAAACAGGATTATTTTTCATATCCGTTCCAACCTGTATCATTTCTAAACCTGACATGCTACCTCCTAAGTATATAATGTTTGTTTTCTGCGTTTGTCCATAACCCTACCGCAACCTTTTGCAATAGTTCTTGATCCTTTTTTCATTTCTCCGCCATTTCGTGCAAATTTAACTGTTGCTTCTTTTGTATTCTTTACAACAGTTTTGCCCTTGCCACCCTCTCTTTTTTTCTTTTTAGCGGTAGCTGCACGCTCCGATTGAGAAAGACTATTAGCCTTACTGCGGGGCAAACAACGATCTGGGTTCTTCTTATCTTTTGACGTACCACACTTACCTTTAATTTTTCCGTCCGTTCCAATGCGGACCCAATCTTGTTTAACCCAATCTTTTAACGCACCCATTACGTTTTCCTTTGATTTCTTAAAAATTGTTTTGCTTTTTTTGCAATATTAGCTTGTTGATTTTTTCCTGCAACCTTTGATCTTTGTTCTAAGACAGTAAGTATTTGTATTTTTCTAGCAAACGGTTTATTAATATTTTTAACTTTTTTAACAGTGTCTCTCGCATCCTGCACAGTAGCGTATTTAATACCAACCGTGTCTTTAGGGTTTTCGTCCGTGTATAAACGTCTACCTGTTCCTTTAGGTTTTTTACCTGTTCCTAGCTTTGGGTCTGGTTTTTTTGCCATTTCCAAGTACACCTTTTAACGTTTTTGCTTGGGTTGCGTGTGTTTTAGAGGCTTTCGATAACCCTTTAATTACTTTTTTTATTTTTGTTTTATTTTTTTGCGTTACCATTAGGCTTTCCTTTTTGATTTTCCTTTTGCACCTTTTGCATAATTTGGATCTTTACAGTATTTAGAAGCAGCCATATTAGCATACGCGCTAGGATAAGTATCAAAGGTTCTTTTAGCCCACGCTTTTCCTGCGGGACAGATTTTACTACCCTTTGATTTTTTTGAAGCCGGTCCTCCTTTTCTAAAATAACTTAATCCACGCGGAAATTCTTTTTTCATTTGGTCAAACCTTTCTGTTTCTCATACGTTCTAAGTGAACCAATTCCAAGCATACCTCCCAAAACCGTTAGGAGCGTATTCATTTGAAACTCAGGTAAGTTCGGAATGTTTACTCCGACAAGTGTCACTATAAAAATAATAATTGGCTGAACAACAAAATGATAGCAAAAAGCAACCCCACAGACCCAACCAATGAAAGGACGCCAACCACCTTTAAAAAGACTTCCTGAAGCAGCCTCTGCCTTATTAACTTCGATTTGTGCCAGTTGTTGTTCATGGGATAATTTATCAGCCATCGTAGCTAATTCGTGAGCTAATTTAGCTTTT